GAGGGAAGATTCATAGCTTGCTGACACAGGGCTAAACATTAAATGCCCACGCTCTTCCCCCGGTTTAATAATAAGAAAGCAACCTCAACTACACTGCCTTTAATCGACATGGTGATTCATATTGAGGTTGCCTTCATTACTGTGGGGTTTAATCAACTGTGTTAACCATTGGTCTGGTTGTCTACGTCAATTGGGTTACCATCCGGACTCACTATGCAGTACCATAGCTTAATGAAACTACGAAATATTGTACCCATCAGCTATTGCTGATTCCTTTCACGGGTGTGATAAAATAGAACCTGTGTGTGTCCCCCCTACTGTGTGTAGGGGGAAGCACAGGTTTAAGCATGCAATGCGTACGTGCCAATAGCACACAATGCACTACCGTGGCTAACCGATGTCAAGCGTAACGGGAGGACTTTGCGGAGCGTAGTACCATGCGGTAGCAGGGTCTAGGCTACGTTCAGAGTTACCATCAAGGTCTACCTTGTTGGTAAGCTGATAGTCCGTACCGTCAGTTACTTGAAGAGCAGGCTTCTGCTCTACGAGTGACTGGATACGCTTGGCAGTGAGGACGGCTGGTAAGTCGATAGCCGTATCAGATATGATACGAAGGTTGTTGGATGCAATCCAGCGACCGTTTCTATCTTCTTCCCTGACGAACTCACCATGTCGGTCAATGGAGCCACGGAAAGTGTTCGATACTCGTATCGATACTTTCTTTGATGCCATAAGACTGATGCCTTTCGTGAAAGGTTGAGGGGTTATTGCTCAATGGCTACGTTGATATGCCTAAGGGCATATGGTACGTATCTGCCATGCAGTGGCTAGCAGGGGCTCAGCACTAGTACACGTGCGTTGTACGGGATGGGGGTGACCAGATGCGATAGCACCAGCTGGTGCTGTCTCAACTGGGCAGGGACCCCCGTGCCGTGAAAAACGGACGGGTACGGTGCAATGTATACCCTGTACACCCATTCTACGGCTATTTTTGTTTGGATTCGTTACCCCACTTATTATATTGGTTTCCAACAAAACTAGGTGCTACCACTTAAGTGCATCTATATTGAAACTTAACGCTTCCTGTATAAAGCAAATAATAGCTATTGCATCTTAAAATAACTGGGTTTAAGTTTTTTTACTTTTTTTAGTAGTTGACTTAATTATTAAGGGGTGGCACCGACAGATGGTAGGTGACTTAGTATTGAGATACAAAATTGGTTGTTTTTCTTTTATAAGGCGGATTCTGCCTTGATTTATGTACACAGTTACTATTAACCATAGGGATAAGGGGGTTACGGAATACCCGATATATCTACAGGAAGAAGCAGAAAGAGAAGGAATACCCTTCAAAGGCTGGCAAAAGTGCGACGCAGGCGACTGGGCGGTAACAGACGACGGCTGGGTAGCAGAGGTAATCAAAAAGAAGGAGTACACTGATACCAGTGGTAGACCGTCTTATTATTACCGTATGCCATTTGGTTATATCATGTGGGATGCTAGATATCCTAACAAGAAGTTCTGTGCAGGCGGTAGGGTAGCTAATAATACTTTCTCTGGTAAGAAATGGCTTGATGTACGTTGTAATAGTAAGGATTATAAGGATTTAGCGTTATGGGCAGCTATCTCGGATGACCGTGATATAGCGATAGATAAGGTATACGGCAGTGTTAGTGCGGGGAAACGTCGCAAATTAAGGCGACACATGAGAACGGAGAACTTTAGGTCTATGAAAAGAGACGAAGCACAGAAATTATTAGATGACAATATGCTTGATGTGGATTATTTTATTAACCTCATGAAAGATGGTGTTGACATGGCTAAGGAAAAGAAGGATGTGAATGCTATCCGTGGCTTTGTAAACGATGGTTTTGAGATTCATGGTATGAAAGACAAGGAAACGGTTACCACGACTGATAGGATAGAGGCTGTACAGACTAAGAAGCTGATTGATAATATAAATGAGGAAGAAACCAAGCTAATTGCGAGTAGGAGTGTAAAAGAACCTGTAGAGAATGGTAAAAAAGAATAAAAAGACTGAAGACTTCGAATCTCGGTGGGCTGAAGAGAATGCCCTCAAGAAATTAAGGAATAATATAGGTTTATTCGGGAAAACTATGTTTCCAACGGCTTTGAGCCGTGATGTACCCCCTTTTCACTATGAAATTTATAAATCCCTGTCTGATGAGTCATTAAAGCGAGTACTGATTGCAGCCCCTCGGGGAACAGCGAAAAGTACAGTGACCTCCTTGATACTACCCCTCCACAAAATCGCTTTTAAGCCATCAGACAGGGACCTCTTTATCGTTATTATCTCGGAATCGCAGTCACAAAGCATTAACTTCCTCTCGAGAATAAAGTATCATCTCCAAAATAGTAATAATTTTAAGGCAATGTTTGGCGATTATGGACCAGCAACAGCAAAAAGATGGACTAATAATGATATTGTTCTGGCTAATGGGGCACGTATTGTGGCTGTCGGTACTGGTCAGCGTGTTCGTGGGTTTATTGAAGGTGATACTCGTCCTAACCTCATTATCGTAGATGATTATGAGTCAGAATTAAACGCTGCCACTCAAGAAGGCAGGGCTAAGAATAGAAAATGGATGACCGAGGCTGTTGTCCCTTCATTATCGGACGATGGGCGGATAATCCTCATTGGAACCGTCATATCCGAGGACTGTTTCTTATATTGGGCAAGAGAATCACCTGCTTGGAAAGTTCTTTGGTATGCTATATACGATGAAAAAGGTCGTAGTATATGGAACGAACGCTTTCCTAAGGAGAGAATTCTACAGATAAAGGCAGAATTTGAATCTGTTGGTAATCTTAATGGTTTTTATCAGGAGTATATGAATGAAGCGCAATCTCCAGACAATGCACCCTTTAAACCGGAATACATTAAACTTCATCATTACAGTTATAAAAGGGTCGACGGTCAGAATCTTCTCGTTCGGACAATTGATGGTAACGAGGAGCGTAAGCCTGTTGACATCTATTGTGGCATTGACCCTGCTAGTAGTCTATCTAGTCGTAGCGACTTCTTTGCTGTTGCTACTGTGGGTGTTGACAATGATAATAATAAGTATATTGTCGATATTCTACGTGATAAGATTGACCCTGCAATACAGCCAGAGACTATCATCAAGATTTTTAAGAAGTATCATCCAAAAAGGATGAAAATAGAGACTGTGGGCTACCAAGAAGCACTCCGGGCAAGTGTGCGAAAGATGATGCTTGAACAGTCCCTGTATATACCCGGACTGGAAAAGGGCATAAAACCGAGACAGCGCAAGTCCGAAAGACTGCTTTCCTTGGTAGCCCCGCTTGCTAGAGGAGAGTTTTACTTCAGACCAGAGGACATTATTGCTCAACAGGAGTTTTTATCGTACCCTAGAGGAAAGCATGATGATATACTGGATGCCGTATATTACGCAATGGATGGAATTAAGGCTTGTAGGCAAAAGAAATACATTGACCCAAGTGGTATAAATAAAGCTAGAAAGATACTTGACTGGATGACATTATAAGTATTAAATTTATGCGATGGCGTATATCGAAAAAGAAACTGAAGTTCCTGAAGATATAGTAGAGACCACCCAGAAGATATGGAAATCGTATTCTCAAAAACGTGATGTTTGGGCTTTACAGGCTCAGGAAGACAAAGAATTTAGATTAGGCAGGCAATGGACTGCCGAACAGCAAAGAATTTTACTTGAGAGGGGTCAAGCACCCCTTGTAGTAAACCGTATCCATCCCGCAGTGGAGGCTGCAAAGGCTCTCCTTACTTCAGGTAAACCACAATTTAGGGTATCCCCTAGAGAAGATAGCGATAATAAAGTAGCGCAGGTTTTCAATGGATTACTCGAATATATGTGGTATATATCGGACGGAAATCAGGCTCTCCGTAATGTAATAGACGATTACTATGTAATGGGTATGGGCGCTATGATGGTTTATATTGACCCCTTGAAAGATTATGGCAGGGGTGAAGTCTGTATAAAAGACGTAGACCCTCTCGATGTTTACATTGACCCCAATAGTCGTGAAAAACTGGGAGATGATGCAGAGAACATCATTGTATCACGCTTGTTCACTAAAGAGCAGGCAATGCAGATGTATCCCATGTATAAGGATGCGATAAAGACTGCACAAAGTGATTTAGATACAGACAGACCGACTACCTCCCGTGTTGATGATAAGGGAATTATTTTCCCAGAGGATACACAAACAAAGACAGATGCTTCATGGGGAGAGAATAGTGAGTACATCAGGGGTTACGAGCGCTACTACAAAATTTGGGTCAAGCGTTTTCATATTAAGAATAACGTTGACAATACCGAAGAGGTTATGCTGGAAGAAGAAATGTCAGAATACATGGCTCGACCAGCGATTAGAGTTAATGGTCAGGTAATTACCAATGCTGAAAAGGCCAAGGGAATAATCGACCAGTTAATGATGCGGTATGAGCAGGGCGTTCAGGCAGCAGAGATGGACGACGAAAAAGATGCACCACCAATGCCGCAGATAGAAGAACTCTCTCATGCTGACTTAATTGAAGAAGGTTTAATCGAGACCGTGTCTGTTCCAGTCCAGAGGGTAAAAATGTGCGTCATCATGGGAGACCAATACTTGTACTCCCGCATATTGCCCGTTGAAAACTATCCTATCGTGTTCTTCATGAATATACACAATAGAACACCCTACCCGGTTTCTGATGTTAGGATGGTCAAGGACATGCAGGAATATATAAACAAGACACGGTCTCTGATTATTGCTCATGCTACTACATCTACTAATACTAAGATACTTATTCCTGCTGGTTCAGTTGATATGCAGGATTTTGAAAACAGATGGGCACAGCCGGGTGTTGCGATAGAAGTTGATATGGACCAAGGCGCTCCACAACCTATTCAGCCAACTCCCCTACCGAACGAATTGTATTCTAACGAGAATACTGCTAAGAATGATATAGACCATCAATTGGGATTATATGAGATGACAATGGGAAATTCAGCTGTTGCTCCTCATACGTATAAGGCCACTGTAAGTCTAGATGAGTTTGGTCAGCGTAAGATGAAAAGTAAGCTTGCCGATATAGAAGCTGGATTAAATAGGCTGGGAC